TTTGCCTAAATCAGCAGGCATGATCGAAGCAGAAAAGCAGGGTGATACTACAGGTGAGATCTATAAGGCATATGTGAACCGTGCTCAGTATCCATTATGGGTTCAGGATTCATTACGGACCATGATTGGCCTGGTCTCTAAACTTGAGCCAGATATCGTGATTGAGAGTTCTTTGCTTAAAGGGCTGATCAATAACGCGACTAATGATGGTTTTGGGTTAAAGCAGCTATTTATCCGTGTATGTGTTGAGCTGCTGGAATGTGGGCGCTGTGGTTTGCTGGTGGATGTTGATGGTGACGGCGTACCTTACTTTGCAATGTATGACGCGCTATCAATCATTAACTGGAAAGAAAACAGCATTGGTGGCCGTAAGGATCTCAAGCTGTTGGTGCTCGAGGAGCAGTTTGATAATAGCGAAGATGAGTTTGGCCATGATACTAAAACCGTGCACCGTGTTTTATCTATGGCTGAGGGTGCTTTAACAGTCAAGCTTTTTGATGAATCCAAGATTGAGGACAAAACACCTGATCTTGGTGGTAATCAGTTGTCCTTCACACCCTTTGTGTTTTGCGGTACCACAGATAACTCACCTCATGTCGGATCGGTACCACTATTAACCATGGCCAAAGCTGCTTTGAAGTATTACCAGTTGAGCGCGGATTATTACCAGTCATTGCATCATACAGCGCATCCACAACCTTGGATTAGTGGTCTGGATGATGAATCTGATATTAGTGTCACAGGTGTAATGGCCGTTTGGGATCTACCTAAGGAATCGACTTGCGGTTACTTGGAAATATCAGGTGATGGCATTGATATGACCAAGAAGGAAATGGATGCCCAAAAGAATGCAGCACTTGAAGCTGGTGCCAAGGTGATTGATACCAATGCTCAGGAATCAGGTGAAGCCCGCCGTGCACGTCAGGATGATCAGCATGCCAGCTTACACAGCATCGTAATGTGTGCTGCCGAAGCCATTGAACAAGCCATTAAATATGCAGCCCAGTGGTTAAAGCTGGATCCTTCAAAATACTCTTTCACCGTTAAGCCTGAGTTTGTTGTTCAAGTAACGGATCTCAATCTGGCCAAACAGCTTTTTGAAGGTGCACTACAAGGTAAAAACTCATTCAGAACATATTGGGAATATATCGCTACAGGTAAATTACCATCACATGATTATCAGGATGAGTTGCTACGTGTTGAAGAAGAGCGGGATAGTCTGCCGTTGTAAGGAGGCTAAATGGCTTCAAATGATCATAAAAATCTGATTGAGGTACTGACTCAGCACCAGGCTTACTTATATCGAGTCTCATCTCAATCGGTGAATGAATTAACCAGGTTATTTAACTCTGAATCAGAACAGATGCTTTCAAGGCTTCGGGATCTGCTTGATGAGTTAAGTGATGCTGAGAAGGTGGCCTTAGCTGGTGGGCAATACACTACAATCAACCTAAAAGAGATCCGTGATCTCATTTCACAGTGGTTCACCAGTTTAAGTACTTCCATTCCTGATGTATTTGCTGTTTCTGCTACGGCACTGGCCGTATATGAAGCGAAATATACGGCTAAGCTGTACGGCGGCAAGATCAAAAAGCCAAACGGAAATAAGCTTTATTCTTTAGCCAAGAAAACGCCGTTAATTGGCGGTGCATTGGTTGATGAGTTGCTTTCCAAAATTGCTACAAGTGCTCGGCAGAAAGTTGAATATGCGATTCGTGACGGGATCAGCAGCGGCAAGACAAATCAGGAAATCATCCAGCGGATCCGTGGTACCAAGCGCCAGAATTATGATGATGGCATTCTAAATACCAGTAAGTCTGACATCGAACGTACGGTGAGAACGGTACGCAGCCATGTAGCGAATCAGGCCTATTTAGATAGTTTTAAGCAGCTCGGTTTTGAATACGTAAAGCTCGTGGCTACATTAGACGGTCGAACAACAAAGCTCTGTGCGTTTCTGGATGGTAAGGTCTGGAAAATTGGTGATCCTGAAATACGTATACCGCCACTTCATCCAAACTGTAGATCAATTCTGGTACCAGTTGATAAAGACGGTCTATTAATTGGTGAACGTCCTTTTGTGATGGATGAGCGGAAAGTTAAGGACATTCCAAAAGATGAACGTGAGCAGTTGATCGGCCAGATCGATGCCAACACAAAATTCAAAGAGTTTTTTAAGAAAACAGACGATTTCTTTCAAAAGGAATGGCTAGGGCCGAAACGATACAAGCTATACAAGGAGGGGGATTTTGATTTTGATAAGTTCTTTGATCCTGATGGCCAGCTATACACCTTGGACCAGCTTAGAAAACTGGATAATCGAACCTTTAAGGAGTTGGGCTTATGAAACCAATAACGATGAGCGAGGCTCAATACATCCTGAGTACTAATTTAATTATGGTGCCTTTTGTTCGTAAGATGATACCCAGATACATGGCCATCTTAGGACTTAGCTTTAACCGTACTAAAGCAAATTATCCATATTGAATTTATTTTTAACCATAGCACCTTCGGGTGCTTTTTTATTGCCTGAAAACAGGGCTTAACTTAAACAATCGAGAGGTTTGAACATGCCATTGCCATTTATTGTGGATTCATTGGACAAGATCAAGGAAGAACATCGAGCTTTATATATTGAAGATAACGGGAAGTTTCGCCTTGACCTAGAAGGTTACGAAGATCCTAAAGGTTTGAAGTCGGCACTACAAAGCGAGCGTGATGCCGCTAAGACTGCACAGCGCGAATTACAACGCCTGCAGAAACAATTTGAGGGCATCGATCCTGAAATCGTTAAAAAGGTTTTTGACCAACTTGATCATGATGAAGAAGCCAAACTTATTGCTGAAGGCAAAGTAAACGAAGTGATTCAGAAGCGCACCGAGAAGATGCGTGAAGAACATGCTCGTTTGCTCAATGCCGAAACTGAACGAGCCAATAATGCTGAGGCTTATGCCAATAAGTTTAAGGACTCTGTAATTCAAGGGCAAATCATTCAAGCAGCTGTAGAACTTGAGGCACTACCAGAAGCAACTGGTGATATTGCGTTTTTAGCTAAAACTAAATTTGCATTAGATGAAAGCGGCAAAGCGGTTGCAGTTGATGAAAACGGTGAAGTGATTATTGGCAAAGATGGCCAAACACCGCTGACCCCAAAAGAGTGGGTTGAATCTCTACGTGAGCAAAAGCCGTACTACTGGCCTAAAGCAAACGGATCTGGTGCACCAGGTAGTACCAATACCAAAGGTCAGGTCGACATCCTCAAAGCGGACGGTTCAGTGAATCTCACCAAACTTGCGCAATTACGAAATGAAAATCCGCAGCTGGCCAAAGAGCTTGCTGCAAAACACGGTATTAAACTTTAACAACTAAGGAGAAGGCCAAATGGCTGATACAAAAATTGCTGATGTAATCGTTCCAGAATTATTCCTACCATACGTTTTGAACAAGACTGCAGAGAAATCTGCATTATGGCAATCCGGTATTGTTGGTGAGCTAGAAGAAAAAATTGCTTTTGGCACCGATGGCGGTAACACCGTTAACATGCCTTTCTGGAATGATTTAAGCGGTGAATCTGAAGTACTTACAGATACTAAGGCGCTTGGTGTAAATAACATCACTGCTGGTAAAGATATTGCAATCCTTCATGCACGAGGTAAAGCATGGGGAGCAAATGATCTGGCTAAAGCTTTATCCGGTGATGATCCATTAGGTGCAATCAGTGATTTGGTTGCTGATTACTGGGCACGTGAGTTTCAAGGCTTCACCGTTAATACGCTTAAAGGTGTATTCGGTGCTGCAAGCATGGGAGGCAACATGCATGACATCTCGGCAGGTGCTGGCGCAGCTGCAATGATTGATGGTCACTCATTTGTTGATGCGTCTTATAAGTTGGGTGATGCGGTCGATAAGTTGACGGCGATCTCAATGCATTCGGCAACGATGGCGGCATTGTCTAAGCAAGGCCTGATTGAAACGGTCCGTGATGCTGATGGCGTATTACTTTATAAAACCTTTATGGATCGCCGTGTCATTGTTGATGATGGCATGCCGGTTGAAGGTGATGTATTCACCTCATTCCTGTTTGGCCAAGGTGCAATCGGCTTTCAGGAT